TTCCAATGTTATTTCATTTGCAGTGAAGCGTCACTACGACTTTAGAGAGTAACTATGAGCATTCAGCAGGAAGTTCGCAATAGTTGGCACGATAGCATTGTCGAACTGTTTGAACTTGACCTAGAGCCAATCACTGAAGATGCCAACGATAAGTATTATTTTACGGGCGACATATTTCCTGATGGTACAAAAATTCAATGGCAAGGGGAAGTGTATGAACCTTTCCCTATAAGTATCACAGGCTTTGAAACAACTACCAAGGGAACCATCCCACAGCCAGAGCTAACTGTTGCAAACGTGCTTGGCACTTTAGCTGCTGCCACCAATGCCTTTGATGATTTAGTGGGGGCCAAGATCACGAGACGACGCACGCTAGGAAAGTATCTTGACAATGGCGCCAACCCTGACGCTTCAGAAGAATTTCCCGAAGACGTTTATTACATTGAACGCAAAACTAGCGAAACAAGTTTATCCATTAGCTGGCAATTAGCAAGCAAAATTGACCTGGAGGGATTGCAAATACCGCGAAGAATTATCACTCAAAATTATTGTGTATGGAAATATAGAGGGGCTGAGTGTGGCTACAGCGGTCCGCCAGTAGCAAATGACCGCGATGGTCGCCTTACTGGAGATGGCTCTGCTGCGTCAGCCAATTACATTCAGGCGCTGAAAGCTTTTAGTGCCGCTCAATCTGCAGCCCGCAACGCTGAATATGTTTTCAATCTTGCGGAGGGACAAGTTGCGTCTAGCTGCGATACCAGTACGCTGCCTATTTCAGAAACTTATTCTAAATTAACGGGGCCCGAATATAGTTTTGCCATTGTCGTTGACTCGCAGCCATTAATTGGTATTGTGGAGAACAAGACTGTTGACATTGCAAGTGCTTCCGCTGATTATCGAGCCACTCGCTCCGTACGAGGTTCATTTGAAAATTTTGTAGACACCTCTGGGCTAGGGGTAGGCAATAGCATTGGCCCCTTGCGCGAAATTAATCAGTTTGAAATGGTTGAGGGGCAGCTAAAAAACGTTGCATCTTTTTACTCAGAAAGCGCTCCTGTTTCCTTTGCCTTCCCTGAACCAAGTGGAAGCGATCAAATTGGCATTGTGAATGGAAACATTGTGCCTCTTGTTACAAGCGGTCCCGGTTATTACGTTGGCAGCCAACGAAAATCAAGATTAACGGGCATTTTTGCTGTGGGTCGCATTGATAAAGATGGCACGGTGTGTGAAAGTTCAATAGAATTAGTTGCGGCAGCAGAAGAAGGTCTTACCGAAGCTAACGGCCAGTTAGAGGCAGCAGAGTCAAGCCTTGCCGCTGCTACTGCGGCACTGCCAAACAACAGCGCATTATTTCAGCAAGATATTTGCGGCAAGCGTCTTAATAGTTGTAAGCTTCGTTTTGGCGCCAGAGAACTGCCGTTTGGAGCATTTCCAGGGGCCAATCTTTCACGATGACGACTGTCCCCATTGAAATCAAACAAGCCATTGCAAATCACGCCAGGGAAGTATTCCCACAAGAGGCGTGTGGCTTTGTTGTTAATGGCAAACTAATAAAGTGCAAAAATGACCATCCATTACCATCATGTAACTTTGCAATTACAGCAAGGGACTATGTGAAAGCAGAAAGTCTTGGCGCTATTGAGGCTGTATATCATTCCCATCCAGAAGGCCCTAATGGTTTTTCGTTGAGAGATATTCAATCATGTAAACAAAGCAACGTGCCATGGATTGTTTTCAATGGCAAAACGGGAGATTTCTTTTATGCCGACCCGTCAGGCGACGCTCCGTACGAAGGCCGACAATGGGTGTATGGCATTCATGATTGCTATGCCATCTTGAGGGATTTTTACAGAAGAGAGTTTGCCATTGCTTTAGATGACTTCCCCAGAGGTGAGGAGCTGGAATGGAAGAATGACGAATGGCGAATGTTTGAACGGTACTATGAACAGCAAGGCTTTGTTGCCATCGACAAACCAGGGAGGAAAGGAGACTTTCTCTTGATGCAAGTAGGAGCGCCATCTGCCAATCACGCAGGGGTACTAGCAGAAGACGAATGGTCTTTCTATCATCATTTAATGGATAGACGCTCTGAGAAGACTGTTTATGGTGGTTATTGGGCTAAAATCACAACAAAGACGCTGCGGCATAAGGAGCTACTGTGACCACTGCCAATCGCCGTAGAGTAAAAGTAAAGCTTCTAGGGGAGCTGGGGCGTAAGTTTGGGCGCTCTTATGAATTCATGGCGCTTAGCCCCAAGGAAGTTCTTTCAGCGCTTTCCAATCAGCTTGATGGCTTTAGAGATTACTTAAGGGGCGCCCATGAAAATGGCGTGTTCTTTAAGCTTGTCACGGCAGATCCTGAGGGCATTGATTACAACGAATGTATGATGCCTTGCGACACGCTTGTAATTGCTCCTGTAATTACTGGCGCTGGCGGTTCTGGCATGAGCATTGGCAAGATTTTACTGGGTGCAGTGTTAATTGGCTTGGCTTTTATTCCTGGCATTGGCACCGTTGCAGCGACAGGGGCATTTAGTTCAATTGGAACAGCCCTGTTCGGCATTGGCGGCAGTTTATTGTTCGGTGGCATTGCGGAACTGCTCACGCCCACGCCTAAGCAGCCCAAGGAAACGGAACAAAGCTTTTTGTTTGACAGGGCTGCGGACCTCACTTCCCAAGGTCTTCCCATCCCATTGCTCTACGGTAGATTTTTGGCAGCTTCTCCGTTGGTCATAAGCTCTGCAATTAGCACTGAAGCGGTGCCCGTGTGATCATGTTGGATTCTTCTGGGTTTGAAAAAGTATTAGACCAATGGGAAATCGTTGGCGCTGGCAAGGATGGCCCCACTGAAGATCCTGACACATTGCGAAGCAAAGCCGCAGCCAGTGTTTTGGCAGTATTTAGCGAAGGGGACATTCAAGGGTTTCCAGATGGAATGTCAGAGAAAGACAAGAAGAAGCGCATTTTTTTAGATGATACCCCCTTGGTAAGTCGAACGGGTGATGCCATGTTTGATGGCAAGGTAGATATTGTTTTTAGGAATGGATCACAAAATCAATCGTCTATACCTGGGTTTGATGATGTAAGAATTGAGCAATCGCTTGGACTGCAGGTAAAGAAAAGCGTAGGACCAATTAGTGCCACTACTACCAATTCTTTGTTAAATCAATTGGTAGTGCGGGTGGGAGTGGCTTCATTGTTTGCCGTGACAGATGAGGGCAATATAAAAGGAACTAAGGTAAATTTTACTATTCGCATTACCAATAGAACTGGCAATGTTGTGAATCAAGGGAATACTAATTTTTCTATACAAGGCAAAACTCGCGGGCCCTATGACCGTGAATATTCTTTTAATTTATCTGGCACTGGACCATGGACTGTCTCGGTTGAGAAGAAGACAGATGATGCCTCTAGTGTTCGGTTAAACAACGACTTTTATTTTCGTGCCATTGTTGGTATTATCAACGAAACCCTTCGTTACCCCAACTCTGCCCTTGTTGGCATAAAAATATCGTCAGAAAATTTTCAAAGTGTCCCGACAATTTCTGCCTTGCTGCAGGGAATTAAAATTCGTGTGCCAAAAAATTACAATCGCGCCTCTAATTCATACTCCGGCATTTGGCAGGGAGACTTCAAGGTGGAATTTAACAATAATCCAGTGTGGGTATTTTATGATTTGTTAACAAACGCAAGGTATGGAGCGGGTCTATTTATTGAGAAAGAGGACATTGACATCTACGGACTGCTCCCTATAGCAAAATACTGCGACGAAATGGTGCCCGATGGAAAAGGGGATACGGAGAAACGTTTTACCTTTAACGCTTATATCAATAACAGAGCTGAAGCCTTTGAAGTGTTAAATGCATTGGCGGCATCATTCCGTGGAATGCTTTATTACGCGCAAGGGCAAATTATTGCCACGCAAGACACAAAAAAAACGGCCACAAAATTATTTTCACCTAGTAACGTTATTAACGAAGTGGATGATAGCGGCAATGTCAGCTCTCCTCCTTTTGTATATGAAGGTACTGCTCGTAAAGCCCGTAAAACGGTTGCATTAGTATCCTGGAGTGACCCCAGTGATAACTACAAAACCAAAATTGAATACGTAGAAGATAGAGACGGCATTAAGCGATATGGATACAGGGAGGTAGACATTAGAGGGTTTGGCTGCACTTCACAAGGCCAGGCGCAGCGCCTGGGAAAGTGGACTCTTCTGAGTGACTTAAACGAAACAGAAACCATTAGTTTTAAGACTGGCGCCGAAGGATTTTTTGTTTTTCCTGGTGAAATCATTGAAGTGGCAGACCCTAATAAAAACACGGGACTGCTGGCGGGTATTTCTCCGGCTCTTGGTGGGAACAATGTTTCCCTAGATCGCCCCGTGGTACTTGCCCCTGCTATTAGCTATCAAATTATTTTGAACGATGGTAATGGTAATAGCATTGAACGCAGCGTTACTACAGGCGCAGGGGAGCACACCGTACTAACTGTTTCGCCATCGCTCCCTGAGTCATTGACAGCGCCTGCGCCTTGGATATTAAGGGAAAGCGTTGCTCGCCCTCGTCCGTATCGTGTGGCAGCATTAAGCGAAGAGGAAGGCGTTGTGACTGTTTTAGCTACTGCTTACTATGAAGCAAAATTTGACTTAGTGGATTCATCCGCTCGCATTGATGAGCAGCGAACGTCTGTTCCCCGTTTAAACATTGTGCCAGTCGTTTCGGCTGGCTCTATTCAACTACAGGCGAGATAAGACTATGGCTTCTGTAGATATTACTTGGGATCAGCCTCGGTATAGCGGCTATTCCATTCTCAATGCCCTTAACCCGGCAGTGTGCTGGCAAGAGCCTCAAGTACATCCTTTCTTTCACGCTTTTGAAGTGGAAATATACAGAGAAGAGGAGGACAGATGGCTGAATCTAGGCGAAACTACCAAGAATTATATTGGCGTTGACACAGCAGAGTTTGACATCTTTTCGTCGTATCAGATTCGCATTGCTACAATTGGCATTAACAGAGAGCGCTCTGCATGGTCGTATAGCAGGAGATTTATTTCTTCTCCATTGCGACTTGATTTTACTACGAACAATACGGTTACACTGCCTGATGGGCGCACCGTTCAAAACCAACGCCTTTTATTTTTGCTGTTTTAACTATGGCCCTCTTTGGTCTTGATGCTGGCGGTAATTCAGCTTATGTGCAGGCGGCTGGAGACGGCACCCTTTCGGCTCCGTATATTTTGCAGCATGACTTACTGCCTGCTGCCATTAAAAGCGCTCAATTGAGCAGCACCAGCGGCACCACGGTTATTTCTGGCGTGGCATCAGCCAAGCTAAGAGTGCTTAATGCAGTGGTAACAGCCACTAGTGGTGGTACGGTGCAGTTCCTTAGTGGAGCATCTGGCATTACTCTCACCCCGGCTTTCCCCATTGTTTCTTCTGGACAATTAATCTTCGGAAACGCTCTTGGCGTGATGGAAACCAGTGCAGGGGAAGGTTTGCGCACAGTGGTAAGCAGCGGCATCAACTATCAAGTGTTGATCACTTATAGAGAGGTGGCTGTATGACGCGAATTATTGGGCGTCTGGATGGCATTGGCGGGGCGCTTAATGGCCGCTTGTTTGTGCGTGCTAGTCAGCCTTTTATTGGTGCGCCATCAGGAGAAGTATCTTTTCGCGTGAGGGGCGGTGAAGTGGATGTTGAATTGCCTCCTACTCCTGGTGGCATTGTTTATGAAGTGGATTGGCGTGATACGGGCGACACACGCAGGCTTTCGTTTCCTGAGCGATGGAAAGTGCCCTATGCAGAAGAAATAAGCCTGGACGAATTGCGTTCGCACAAAAAGCGCGTGCAAATGAAGAGCGATGGCGGGAAAGCAAACTTAGTTGAAATTGAAACGCTGAAGAGCGAAAGCGAACAGCTACGGACTGCGCTCTCTGAGGCCGAGGAAGGCCGTCAAGCGCTAATGCGCCGACTCTCTTCCATGGAAGGACAGACAGCGGCTCTAGCGGGGCAACTGGCAAGCATCAAAGGGGAGCTGCAAAGCGTGAAGAAGCCGCTTGCGCCATTGCCTCCAATCACGCAAATAGTTGAACGCTTGGTGGAAGTCAATGGTGATGAATGGAAAATCAGGCTTGCAAATGAGCAGCAACAGCGTATTCTTGCAGAAGAAGAAGCATCATCACTAAAGCAGCAGTTAGATGAGCGTTTGTCATTGGCTTTGCATTTTGGCTCTCTTCACAATGAAATTGATAGACTTAAGCTTGAAAACCAACAATTGCGTTCGCGCATTGATGGTTTGAAAAATCCAGTGCGATCATCTTCTATGTTCCGTACTGAAGCCATCGCTGAACTAGATCGCCTTGCTGGAGACATTTAATG